CGCAGGATGTGCGAACGGGGAGGAAACCGTCCGAGTCAAGACGACTCCCATCTCCAACGTGGGAGGGGTCCCCGACCCCAAGCCAGAGATCAAGGCAGTGGAGGAACACCAAGCAGCTGTGCTCGCCTTCTACACGGAGGTCGCACGGCAGGATTTCATCAGGGCAGTGGAGCAGGCCGAGAGCGACCGGATCGCTGCCGAGGCTGCTGCCGAGAAGAAGAAGCAGAAGCAGACGGTCACCAAGACGACGAAGCCGAAGTCGCACAGTGGAACACCGACGCCATCGTCGGGTGCTGCCCAGTGCGTCATCAACCACGAGTCCGCAACGAGCGGCACGTACTCAGCGGAGAACCCGACCTCCACTGCGTCCGGTGCCTACCAGTTCGTGGACGGGACGTGGGACAACTACGGGGGCTATCACCATGCCTCCGATGCGCCGCCCGAAGTGCAGGACCGGAAGTTCGCAGAGGTGTGGGCCAATGGTGCTGGCCGGTCCCACTGGAACGGGTCAGGCTGTTGACATGAGACTCAAGATGATCGACCAGCTGACTTCCGAGGCGTACGAAGAGCACACGCTGTGGGAGTTCGACCAGCCCGAGACGTTCCAACGCATCACGACGGCGGGGGAGGAAGAGACGACCACCGACGTCATCGTCAAGTACGCAGTCATGGTGCAGTCGGACACCAACTTCTTCCTCTTCCCGGCTGAGGAATCGGGCCGGGTCGTACCGGGGATCATCATCGGCAATCACAAAGCAGCCACGGTCACGGAGTTTCTCCAGAAGCTCCACATCGAACTGTGGTAGGAGGCAATCATCACAATGGCTGACCATCACGAAGCTCATCACATCAAGACGTGGGCCGAAGAAGTCAACGCAGCGACCATCTCGGAGGACGAGATCGTCATCGCCCGCTCACACGTCGTGGACGACCTGTGGGCATGCCGCAAGGGCGAGTGCTGGAAGGGAACGGCTCACACCAAGATCATCGAGGCCCACGGACACAGCATGGGCAACCTCGTGTATCTGACGATGAGCTTCGTGTTGGGAGCCGAGGTGGCAGCACGGAGCCGCACGATCGCTGATCATCCCGGTGGAGTGATCATGGCGGATCTGACGCCGTGTGCGAGTGACGGGAACACACCCGAGGAAGTCATCGAACTGTCCAACCTGTGCATGGGCTATCTCACCCACTATCAGGGCGTGCCTCAGTACGAGGTCGGGGCTGACACGACTCTCTTCGTCCAGCACTACGTGACGTGCCCCGACTGCGCACCTGACGGATCGACGTTCTTCGAGCGGCTCGGGGATCTGATCGAAGCCACCCACGTCATGCGACACATGACACTCTCATGGCTGGAACCTGAATTGACGCAATGGCTTTGTGCGCTGAAAGCACCTGCCCTCAACTAGCCTGCGGGCATGGCAGACCCGACGCCTCCATTCCAGTTGGAATCGGAGAACACGCAGACGAACGAGGACGACCGAGAGCTGTACGACTCGGAGCGGACCCTGCTCTCCCATCACGGGCATCGGGATCGAGCGGGAGCACCGGAACTGAAGACATCTCGTCCGTGGAATGACTGATGCCGACCCTCGCCGAAGCCGACGTCAAGCGGCTTGAGAACGACATCACGGGGCAGGTAGGCCAGTTCGTCAGCCTCATGAAGGCGAACGACCAGCGGCAGTACAAGCGGATGTTCATCGGCTTCACGGTCGTACTCGTCGTGATCCTCGTGTTCGCATCGCTGTTCATGTACGTGCTGAACAACGTGACCAACAGCCTCAACGAGACGACGGGAGTCCTCAGTCGGAGAAGTCCGGTATTGGAATATCTCCAGTGCCATGACGCTGCAACCGATACACGGGCAGCAGCAGCGGATGCGTACATCTTCTACACAGTGACCGCAGCTGCGTCAGGCGGGGAGATCGACCCTGACGAGCAAGCCACACAGCTGAACCTCTTCCACATGTACGAAGAGGCCAGCAAGGCACTGGCGGACAGCCGTAACCCGAACAGCGATAGGGCATGTCCCGAGCTGCCCCTCAAAGGAACAGGCGGGTGATTGAGATGAACGGACTGATCACGATCTTGTGGATCGTGCTACTGGTGTGCTTGATCTGGTTCTTCTTCCAACTCTTCGGGTGGATCTGACGCCTGACAGTGTGGCCCCATGCTTCACGGCGGGAGACACCGTATGCTGCGTGGATGCGATCACACTGGAAGGGACTCCTACTGGCAGGGGTCCTGATCATCGGATACGTGTACGTGGTGCATCACCTCGTTGATGCTGTGGCTCACGGAATGTCGGGAGACTGACAGGTGCCCCAGTTCGCACTGGCTCGTCCCCCTCAGACACCACAAGAGCTGTGGTGGGCCGTGTATGCCATGTGGGGTGTACGCATCCCCACCCAACAGGTGTGTCAGGACCATGTGTCACCGTTCGAGGCGTTCTACCGGGCGTACTTCGCTCTGGACCCCGTATCGGTGTGGTGGGCCTCCCGAGGCTTCGGGGGCAAGTCCTTCCTCCTGTCGGTCCTCTCCCTCTCGGAGGCTGCGTGGCTGACGGCCAACGTCTCCCTGCTGGGAGGTTCGGGAGCACAGTCCCTGAACGTGCATGAGCACACAGAGGCACTGTGGTTCAGCCCCAACGCCCCCAAGGCTCTCCTGACGGGTAGGAACAAGTACGGGAGCACACTGTCCAACAAGGGTTCCATCCGGTCCCTCATGGCGTCACAGACGAGCGTTCGGGGGCCTCATCCCCAGCGGTTGCGCATGGACGAGATTGACGAGATGGAGCTAGCCATCCTGCGGGCAGCCCAAGGTCAGCCAATGCGTAAGCGGGGCATCGAGACACAGACGGTCATGTCATCCACATGGCAGTACCCCGACAAGACGATGCGGGCGATCATGGACGAGGCCAAGGAGAAGGGTTGGCCCATCCACGCTTGGTGTTTCAAGGAGACGAGCAACACGACCGACGGATGGCTGGATCTGTCGGAAGTCAACAGGAAGCACTCGGAGATACCCCGTGCGATGTGGGAGGCAGAGTATGAGCTACAGGAACCGAACGTGGAGGGGCGAGCGATCGACCCGGAACTCGTCGCTGCATGTTTCGATCCGGCGCTGGGTGTGGCGACTGGCGACGCAAGAGTCATGTGGACGGGAGAGGGCGACGGAGCGAAGGACCCGCATCCGGCCTACAAGTACGTAACGGGCGTGGACTGGGGCCGCTCGGTGGACAAGACAGTCGTCGTGACGTTCCGGCTACCGGACTGGACGTGCGTGGCATGGCAGCAGTTCAACAAGCTCCCGTGGCCCGTACAGGTCCGACGTGCATACACGCAGTGGCATCACTACGGCGGTCAGCTCGTGCATGACAGCACGGGCCTCGGCTCAGTGGTGGACGATCTGATCAAGGACATGACCGAGGGACGGGAAGAGTTCAGGCGCATCGTGCCCATCACGATGAACCGGGGACTGAACAACGCCATGTTCAGTGAGTACATCACCGCCATTGAACGCAACGATCTGCACTACCCACGTATCGACTACGCCTACGACGAGCATCGCTACGTCACGGTGGACGATCTGTTCGGGAGCGGACATCCTCCAGACTCGGTCGTAGCCGGGGCATTGGCATGGACACAGCGACGTGCGAGGATCGGGGTCATTGCTGACGCCATCGGCATCGGCAAGGAATCACGGTGGGATCTCTCTGTCGGATGAGCACGTAAGTAGGATCACCGCATGCCAACACGCAATGGGACGAACCCGTCTGCCACGCTGAAGGAGATCGGGGCGTCCGGTCTCAACATCAGCGCCGGGATCGTCACCGGGGACATGATCCCTGATCTGAAGGCGGATCGGGCCATCAAGGTCTACGCACAGATGCGGGACAACGACCCGACAATCGGTGCGATCATGTTCGCCATCGACATGATGCTCCGTGGTGTCGAGTGGTATGTCGAACCCCATCAGGAAGGTCAAGAGGAAGACGCCGAGTTCGTGCAGCAGTGCATGGACGACATGTCCCACTCGTGGTCCGACTTCATCAGCGAGATCATGACGATGCTCACCTTCGGGTTCAGCTTCTTCGAGATCGTCTACAAGCACCGGCAGGGCGAGCAGAGTGAGACGGGCAGCGTCCCTTCCTCCAAGCACACCGACGGGAAGGTGGGCTGGCGCAAGTTCGGGAGCCGGTCACAGGACTCCCTGTCCAAGTGGGACTACGACGACAAGAGCCAGTCCCTGAAGGGTTTCGTCCAGCGGGCAGCGCCTGAGTACAAGGACGTGGCGATCCCCATCACGAAGGGTCTGCTCTTCCGCACGTCCGTCGTGAAGAACAACCCCGAGGGCAGGAGCGTCCTGCGCAACGCCTACAGGCCGTGGTACTTCAAGAAGCACTTCGAGGAAATCGAGGGGATGGGTATCGAGCGGGACTTGGCTGGCCTGCCCATGATGCGGGTGGACTCCGAGATCCTCATGGAGGCGAGCAACGGCAATGCTGGCTACCTCAGTCTCGTCAACTCCCTCAAGGACATCATCAAGAACGTGCGGCAGGACAAGGAAGCCGGTGTGCTCCTGCCGATCATGAAGGATCAGGACGGGAACGACCAGATCATCTTCGAGCTGATGTCATCCGGTGGCTCTCGTACGTTCGACATCACGAACATCATCGCCCGCTACGACCAGCGCATCGCCATGACCGTGCTGGCCGACTTCATCCTGCTGGGCCACGAAGCGGTCGGGAGCTTCGCTCTCTCCAGTGACAAGACGAGCCTGTTCAGCGTGGCTCTCGGTGCATGGCTGGATGCCATTGAGGACGTGCTCAACCGCTTCGCCGTGCATCGCCTGTTCAGGATCAACGGCATGGACACGGAGTTCCTACCGGAGATCAAGCACAAGGACATCGAGAAGCCTGACCTCGCTGTGCTGGGCGGCTTCCTTGCAGCACTGGCCGGTATGGGCATGCAGCTGTTCCCCGACGAGACGTTGGAGAAGCACTTCCGAGAGCTGGTGGATCTGCCCGAGCAGTCCGAGGAAGCCAAGGAAGGTCAGGACTCCGAGCAGATGAACGAACTCATGGGGATGGTGAGCCAGTTCGCTCAGGACTCACAGGGCGAGGAACCAGCTGAGGAAGAAGCTCCTGCCGATGGCATGGAGTGACCCGGCTGTCGGGAAGCGCACACTCACAGCGATCAGGAACCTCGTACGTGAGGGGATCGACAACGGCTGGACTGAGGCTTACCTCGTACGTCAGCTGAGCCACATCATGCCGCTGGAGGAACGGCAGCGGATCAGCCTGACCAACTATCGGCGTCAGCTCGTCGCTGATGGCGTCCCACCGGGCAAGCGGGATCGACTCGTGGAGAAGCGCTCCAAGGAGCTGAGGCGCACCCGTGCGGGGACTGTGGCCGTCACAGAGACGACACGGCAGCGCACCGAGCGATTCCAGACGGACGTCAACACACGCCGATGGGTGGCGAAGCCGGGAGCTTGCGCTCTCTGTCAGGCCATGCACGGGACGATCGTGTCCGGTCAGCAGTGGCATGGCCCCGTGCCCGGTCCCCCACTCCATCCCAACTGCCGCTGCCACGAGGAAACCTACGAGGGGATCGGGAAGGAAGGCGGCAAGGGGAAGGTCGTCCCCAAGAAGGCGGGGGCCAAGAAAGTCGCATCACCGAAGACGGCGGGGAAGAAGACTCCCTCCAGTGCCAAGGCAGCCAAGGCCAAGAAGGTGCTCGCTGCTTCCAAGAAGGCAAAGGCCGGTGTGCCCTGTTCGATCTGTGGCAAGGGGATGACGGACCCTGAGTCGATCAGGCGGGGCTTCGGCCCCTCACACGCCAAGGACGGTGCTGCCGACTTCGTGAAGCGTGGCGAAGAGCTGATGCGGTTGCTCGCTGCCTCCACGGATGCGGGGACGCTCAAGGACGTCCTCCAATACTTCGAGGCGGTCCACAAGCTGCCCAACTACATGAACGCCGACGGTTCGTTCGACGGCCCTCCTGTGGCGGAAGAGAAGGAGTTGCGGGACCTGTTGAGCATGGACTTCACGGAGCAGATCATCCAAGGCGGTGCCCTCGGCTACGAGATGGCTGCTGACGGGGGATGGGACCCTGACGAGTATCAGCGGGTCATATCCAAGGCGTTCATGCTCCAGTCGATCCTCGACCAGCATGCGGACAACCTTGAGCGCAACGGGATGAACGGGGATGGCCCCACCGATGCGGACTGGGTGAGGATCAACGCCATCAACGACGTCTTCGAGGTTGTGTCCGACACGCTCACGATCGCCAAGAACCTCCAGAGTGGGATGGAGGCGTTCCAACGGGAGCAGGACGGCGCACCGACGTTCGTGAACATGCCCGAGATCATCAGGGAGGGTCAGAAGCGCACGAACTTCCAGAGCCAGATCAAGGCGATCACCCGCAATATCCTCATCATGCAGGACAAGGGCACAGTCCGGTTCACAGAGACACGTGACTTCGACACATGGGGCTTCGGTGACGGCGGCTCCCACATCAGCACGTACGGCCACGGCACGATCGAGGTCAAGCCTGAGGACATCGACTTCTTCACGTACCCGAGCAGCAACAAGTTCGTGATGATCGGCGTTCTGAAGAGCGGGACCATCTTCACTGTGCCGATGACGGACGGGATCAGCGACAAGGAGGCGTGGACCCACTTCATCAGGGATCACAGGCACATCACCGTCAAGCCGTGGCGCAGTGAAGAGATGCGGGCCATTCGGGGACTGCCACCGAAGATGGAGCACAAGGATCGTGTGCGGGCGAACCTCGATGAGATCCTCACTGAGATGAGCATGGCGGGGCTTGACAGGCCCACCCCGCAGTTCTGGACATGGACGACACC